ATGCGGCGGCTTATTGGGCGGATGCTGCTTTGGTTCATTCAAGCCGAGAGAGAGGAACGGAGTCGCAGTGCATCCGGTCACACCATCCTGGCGTTCGATGCCGCATTCTGCACGCTGGATCAGCCGGATCCGCTGGACGTAGGCGCGTTCTATCTTACCCGCCGTGAGGCCGGCTGACCGTGGTCGAGCCGCTCCTTCGGGACGTGACGGAGTCCCTCATCCAGTCGGAACGGGACTATCTGGATCGTCTGGCGGAACGATATGAAGGGCTGGTCGGGGCCTGGCAGGATCGGGAAGAGGCTCGACAGGCCGAAGCAGCCCTATTGCAGTCGTTAACAGATTGTACGCGGCATCCGGCGACTTCACCCGAAGATTTTCGTCCCGGACTTGTTCAAGCCTGCGGGCGAGTGACTCTCGCTGCAGCACACCTGCCGGCTCCAGCTCGGTGACGAGCGCGGTGAAAAGCCCGAGAACGGCGGCCACGAGCCTGTCCTGGTCCCGACTCCAGCCATCCAAGAGGACCTCGACGGCGCCGGATGAAAAGTCACGCGGTGGAACGGTCATAGGAAATTCTTACGATTTTGAGACACAAAGACGAAACATCAAGGCAAGCCCTGGGATCTATCCTCGCATCGAAAGCTTGATCCCGCAACGAACAGTGGCGTCGGTCACGTGGAAGTCATCCGCATTTCCCCGGAGGCTATGGTGAGGGATTCGGCGGTGACTGCGCTCAAAACGGGATGGAAACTTGTGGTTCGCGATCTGGGCGGCGTGGAAGCGGTTGCATCTGCGACGCGGGCGACGCGATCTCTCGCCTCCGAGTACGGGAACGTCCATTCGGAGCGTTTCGTGCCGGTGGATATCGTGCTCGATGCCGAGCTGATCGGTGGATCGCCGCATGTGACCGCGGCGCTCGCGCGGACGCAGGGGTTCGAGCTGCTGCCGGTCGTCGCGCGGTCGGATGGCACGCTGGCGAAGGAACTCGCGCGGATCGGGCGCGATATCAGCGATCTTTTCACGCGGGCGGCGAACGCGCTCGGCGGCGGAGAGATCGGCGAGGCCGACCGCGCCGGGATGGTGCGCGATCTCGACGATCTGCGGCGCACGGCCGCCGAGGCGCTGATGCTGCTCGCGCCCAACCATCCTTCCCTGCCGCGAAAGGTCAAGTGACACGATGCCGCAGACGACAGCTCTTTCGGTCGAGGATCGCGAGCGATTCCCGATGCTGGCCGACCAGGTGCGCTGCTCCTCCGGCTACACGGAGGTTCGTGGCGGCGTGATCCGCCTCCTCGGCGCCGAGAAGCGCACGGCGATTGCCGCGCCGCCGCCCGCGCCGGCGAATGACACGAAGGCGTTGCCGCGCACGCGGCGCGTGCTGCAGGTGCTGCGCGCGCTCGTGGCCGACGGGAAAAAGTTGCCGCGGCCGTTGCAGCTCGCGCAGCTGGTCGATCCCAGATGCAATGTCGTCGAGCTGCTCGCGGCTTTCGGCGAGCTCGAGGCGCGGCGGCGCATCGCGGTGGTGAAGGGTCGGCGCGATCAGGGCCCGGTCTGGTGGGCGATCCGCATCCTCGATATCGGCGCCGTGCTGCGGACGGAAAATTGCCCGCCGGAAATCCAGCCGTGAGTCCGCCCGCGCCATGAGCGAGAGCGCGGGAGACTGGATCGCGGATATCTGGGAGGCATGCCGCGCGCTCACGCCGGTCGCGGCGCACGAGCGGCTCGCCGAGTTGACCGGGCAACATCGCGACGCGCCCACGGTGTGGGGCGCGATCGCGGCCTTCGCGCCGGTGATGGTGGATGGCGGGTATTTCCAGCTTCATCCGCGGCCCAAAAGCGCTGCGCGCGACCGGTGGTACTGGATTCTTGCGGTGCGGCGCTATCCGGAGATCGAAGTCCTTGGAACGCGGGAACGGACGCTGGAGGCCGCGACGATCTGGGCCGGCGAGGCGATCTGCGATCTCTTTGCCTGCGATCGGGCGCTTGAGAAAATTGTCGGGCGGCTCACGGGACAGGAAACGGCGATCGGCTATCCCGCGGACGGGCGCCTGACCGCGGAGCCGGTGCGCGTGCACGAAACGCCGCTCGCATGGCTCAGGGCGGGGCCACGCGGCGTTCTGCTGGCCGGCACGCCGAGCGAAAACGCGCAGTGGCTGCTGACGTGCGAGACGGGCATCGCCGCGTCCAGCATTCGGCACGCGGAATCGCTGCGAACGCTGATGGCCCGGCCGGTTCCGCCGATGCCGCGGCTTCTGGTGGCGGCGTGACCGAGAAAGTCATTCCACTTGAGGAAGCGAAGCGGCGCCGGCGCCGCGAGCGCGATGCGAGCGAGGAGAATTGCCCGGTGACGCCGCTCGGCCATCTCGCCGGGCGGTTTCTCTTCCTGGATGCGGCCGGGCAGCGGCGCGAGCTTGCGGCGCGACAGTTGGGCGTGCGCGCCGAGGTTGTCGCGCTGTTCCTGGGCGATACGGAATGGCTGGAGAAGAAATTTCCACGCATTTCGCTGCGGAAGGAAGAGGGCGAGACAGTCGAGACCGTGGTGGGATTCTCGATCGCCGCCGCGAGCGAATGGCTGATGACCCAGTGCCGCAAGCAAGGCATCTGGGGCGCGCTGACGACCATGCGCGGACCGGGGATCTGGACCGACGATGAAGGCGCGCCAGCGGTGCATTGCGGCGATGCGGTGTGGCTGCGCGGCGCGTGGCATGAGGCGGGCGCGAGGATCGACGGCATCATCTGGACCACCGCTGCGCCGACGCAGCGGCCCGGATCGACGTGCGGCGCCGAGACGGTGCGCGCGCTGCAGGAGGATCTGCGGCAGCTCTGGAATTTTCGCCAGCCGGGCGGGGAGATCATCTTGCTCGGGCTGGTGGGGGCCGCGCTCTATGGCGCGGCGCCGGACTGGCGGCCGAACGGCTTCCTGATGGGCGCGCCGCGCAGCGGCAAGAGCATGCTGCTGACGCTTTTGCGCGCGCTGGCGCCGCTGCATCACTACACCAACGACACCACCAAGGCCGGGCTTGAGCAGGCGCTGAACGATCGCGCCATGCCCTGCTTCATCGATGAGGCGGCCGATCGCGTCGATCAGCGCGGCGCGCAGGTGCTGATGGACCTGGTGCTTGCCTCGACGGGCGGCGAGGGCGCGCGGGTGCAGCGCGGCACGGCGAGCGGTGAAGGCCGGACGGCGAATGTGGTTGGCGCGGTGATCATGGCGAGTGTCGCACCCCCTGCCCTTCAACCGCAGCATCTCTCGCGCTTCACGCTGGTGGAGCTCGCGCGCGCGGATGCGGGCGCGGACCATCGCGGGCCGATGCTGGCTGCGATCCATCGCGCGAAGGCGGCCGGGCCGGGCGTGTGGGCGCGGGCGCTCGCCGGCTGGCCGCGCTATCGCGGCGCGCTCGATATGTTTCGCGCGGCGCTGTCGCGCGCGGGATGCGATCCACGCGAGATGGACCAGCTCGGCGCGGTGCTCGCCGGGCATTGGGTGCTGACCGAGGATGGCGTGCCGTCGAGCCTGATGGCGGACGGCATGGTCGGGGCGATCTCCGCCTATATCGGCACCGCCGAGGCCGTCGCGGCGGATGACGGGCCACGGCGCGTCTTGCACCATCTGCTGTCCTCGCTCGTGCCGCGCAATCGTTCCACGGAGCTCGCGCAGATCGGCATGCTGATCGAAGAGGCGTTCAAGCCCGATAGCGGTATCGACGGCGATACGCGTGTCGCGGCCGAGGTGTTGGCGCGCTACGGGGTCCGCGTGGTGCGCGCGACGGATATCTCCGACGGGTTCGGGCGCACGGTGCCGCGGCTTGCGGATGGTGACGGGGTCTGGCTTGGCCGATCCGTCAAGCCGTTGCATGCGATTTTCGGAGACAGTCCTTTTGCGGGGGATCGATGGCTTTACGAGGTGATGCGTGCGGAAACGGCGCGCGCGAGCCGCACCAATGTGCGTATTGGCGGCTACGCGGGACGTGCTATCTGGTTGAGTCGCGCCGACCTGGTGCCGCCCGACGATTAGCTGTGACGGGCTGTGAACCGAGCTGTTAAGCCTAACCGATTGAAAAGGTGGGGCTGTGAAGGTTGTGCGCGGATTTTGTCCCTTAAGCATTCGGATTCTCGGTGTATGCTTTCTTTTAGGGATGATTTTCCCTTCACAGTCTTCACAGCTTCACAGCCCAAGAAATAGAAAGGGTTAGCTGTGAAGGCTGTGAAGGCAGATCCGGAGCTGCAGCAGCGCCAGCTTCGAACCTCGGTGGTCGGCCGGCTTTTGATCGCGGGATCGCTGCATTCGGAGCAATATCAGGCGGCGATTGAGATCCATCGCGTTTGGACGGCAGTCACGCGGGCGCTCTTCGCGCGGGTGCAGTCCTACGAACGCCTGGGCCGCGTGATGACGCCAACCGATTGGACGCCTTCGCTGACGCGGGCTTATCGCGACCGGTATGCGCCATGGCGGGACGAGGCGAGCCAGACGCTCGTGCGGCATCGCCAGACGACCGCGGATGTGGTTTTCCTGGTCGCCGTGGACAATTGCGGGTGCCGGCAGGTGGCCGATCGGCTGCACATGGATCAGCGGCGGGTGCTGCGGATCGTGCAAAATAGCCTCTGGCGCTATGCCGAAATCGCCGAGTGGATCGAGCAGAAAAAATCGGCTTGACACCTGCCACGTTTCGCAGGCTAATTTTCCCATCGTTGGGAATTGCGCCCGCCACGGACACCGTTGGCGGGTTTTCTGTTTTCGGGGACAAGGTGATCGCGATTTCGGTGCATGCGGATATCGCGCCGGTGCTGCGCCGGCTCGATGAGATCGGCCGCAACCAGGCGCCGTTCGCGATCGCGCGGGCGCTGACCGACACGGCGCAGGAAGGCCGCAAGGCGATGACGGGGCGGCTGGCGGCGGTTTTCGATCGGCCGACGCCGTTCACGATGCGGGCGATCGGGATCGAGGCGGCGCGCAAAGGAAAGCCGCAGGCACGGATTTTCGTGAAGGACATCCAGGCACGCTATCTGCTGGCGGAGGAAATCGGCGGCGTGCGAACGCCGCGCGCCGGCCAGGCGCTGGTGCTGCCGGGCAAGGTCCGGCTGAACCGCTATGGCAACATGCCGGCGGGCTTGCTCAAACGCCTGCACGTGATGGCGGGCCAACCCGCGACACGGAGTGCCGGCGTCGCCTATCTGCCGGCGAGCGCGCCCGCCAATAAGGCCGGGATCGGCGGTTATTTCCGCCGGGCGGCCGGACACAAGCTCATGCGGCTCACCGTGTTCGAGGCGGTCGCGCACTATCGCGCGCGGATGCAGTTCCGCGAGACCGTCGGCGCCGCGGTGCGCGGCGGCATCGTCGCGCGGCTCCGGCAAAGGCTCGGCGAAGCGATCGCTTCCGCCCGGTAGGCCCGGGTCCTTCCCAGGCGGGGGCGGCAACCACGGGCATTTCGCGCCCCGGTGGGGTGCACACTTTGTTCATTCCAAACAGAGGCTTACCTTGTCACTCGCGTTGTCCACCGAGAGCGATCTGAGGCTGACGAAGCGAGAGCTGCACCTGAAGCTCGGCGTGTCGCGCCCGACGCTCGATGCGTGGATCGACCGCTATCCGGATTTTCCGATCGTCGAGCGCGGCACGAACGGCACGCCCTACCGGTTCGATCCGGCGGCGGTGATTGCGTTCCTTCGGGCCAAGCAGGACGAGCAGGCCAAGCGCAATGCCGAGCGGGACGAGCAGCTCGCGCAGCTCGTGCTGCCGCTCGACCGGCCGGGCAGCGAGCCCGGGAAAATCATCTCGGCGGAGGAGCGGCTCAAGGAAGCGAAGGCGAACGCGGCGGAAATCGCGCTCGGCAAGGAGCTCGGGACGCTCGTGCAGGTGGGCCCGCTCGAGGAAAAGCTCCTGCACACGTTCGGCGAGCTCAACCGGCATTTGACTTCGTTCATCCGCCAGCTCGCCCGCGAGCAGAACTGGCCGGAGCCGATCCTGCTCGATGCCGAGCGGCGGCTGGCCGAGATGCAGCGCGGGTGCCGAAGCGGGCTCGCCGAGTATCTCAACCCGATCGAGGCTGAGGCGCATGTCGCACATCACAGCGCCGCCTAGGCCGATTCGCTTCGCCGATCCGGGCCCGATCATCCATCGGGCACTCGAGGCGTTCCTGCCGAGCGAGCGGATCTCGGTCGCGGAGTATGCGGCGCGGCATCGCTGGCTCAACAATCAGGGCGGCGGACATGTCGGGCGCTGGCGGCACGAGGTGACGCCCTATCTCGTCGAGCCGATGGAGGCGCTGACCAGCCGCGGGCATCTGACGACGGTGGTGGTGGGGCCGGCGCGGTCCGGCAAGACGGCGATCGCCGAGAACTGGCTGCTGCAGAGCGTGGGCGCCGATCCGGCGACGATGCTTTGGTATCTCTCGAGCGATCCGAGCCTGAAGAGCTACGTGAAGCGGGAAATCAACCCGATGATCGAGCTGCATCGGGAGGAGCTGAAGCGAAGGCAGGGCTCGATGCCGGCGGACGATTCGCTCAGCTTCAAGCGGTTCCGCGGCATGAGCGTGGAATTCCTGACCGCGGCCTACAACAACACGATCAACAAATCCGCCCCCAGGATCGTGGCCGACGAGCTCGATGCCTATGACCCGGCGCTCGGCGATGCGGCTTCGCTGCTCGACCTGCGGCGGCAGACCTTCGGACAGGAATCGATGCTGCTGGCGGTGAGCCATCCGGATCTCGCCGGCGGCCTCGACGAGACGAAATGGACCGCCGGCGTGATGAAGCTCTACGCGGCGAGCGACCGGCGCATCTGGTGGTGGCCCTGCCCGCATTGCGGCGCCTGGTCGAGCCCCAACCCGGCGGCGAGCCGGGTGATGGTGCTCGATTGGCCGGCGGAGGCCTCGCTCGAGGAGATCGAAGCGAGTGCGAGGCTGGTTTGCCCGACATGCGGCGGGTTGGTCGAAGATCGCGAACGGGCGGCGATGAACCGGCAGGGGCGGTGGGTCGGGCTCGGCCAGGCGGTCGACGAGGATGGCACCGTGACGGGCGAGCTCGTGCCGCGAAAGATTGCGGGGTTCTGGATCGTCGGGCTGATGTCGCCCTTCATCATCGGCGGCATCGGGGCACTGGCCCGTGCGCTCACAGAAGCGCGCAGGGAGGCCGAGGCGGGCGGGGACCAGCGCAACCTGCGGGACGTGACGGTGAAGCGCCTGGGCGTGCCCTACGACAGCCCGAGGAGGGTCGGCAGCCTCGATGCCGCCACGCTGGCGGCGCGGGCCGAGCCCGAGCTCGCGCTCGGCCAGGTGCCGGCGGGCGTGCGGTTCCTGACAGCGGCGGCGGATACGCAGGCCAACCGATTCGAGGTGCTGGTGCGTGGCTGGGGGCGGCGGGGCGAGAGCTGGGTCGTCGATGTGCTCCGGATCCCGGCGGACCCGGCGGTGAGCGCCGAGGATTGGGACAAGCTTTTTTCCACGCTGCTCGGGCTCGCCTATCCGCTGGCGGATGGCAGCGGGCGGAAGATGCGGGTGCGCGGGGCCGGATTCGACGCCTACGGCGCGCCGGGTGTGACGCAGCTCGCCTATGACGCCTGGCGGCGGTGGCGGGCGGGGCGGGGCGTGGTCAGACTTGGGCGCGTGGACGGGCGCGACGTGTGGAGCCTGATGCCGATGAAGGGGATGCCGAGCCTCGCGGCCGCGCGGCTGCAGGTGGTCTATCCGGACACGGCGCGGCGGGACCGGCGGGCCTCGGCAGGCGGCCAGGTGCCGCTCGCACAATTCGCAGCCAATGCCTTCAAGGACGATCTGGCGGGGCAGCTCGCCCGGGCCGATGCGGGGCCCTGGGCGGTGCATTTTCCGGCGGCGCTCAAGAGCAAGGAACCGCCGCATGCGTGGTTCGAGCAGCTCGTAAGCGAGACGCGGCGGCCGAGCGGCGCCTGGGCGAAGACGGCGAGCGCGGCACGGAACGAGGCGCTCGACCTGATGGTGATGACACACGCGATCGCGCATCTGCACGGGCTCGCGCGGATCGATTGGGACCGGCCACCCGGCTGGGCTGCGGAGTGGGGCGCGAATGGGGGTGTGGTCAGGGGTGGTGGGGCTTCTAGTTGTGAAGAATCTCTACCCATGCCTGCAAGGGGATCGGCGATCCCAGTCAGTATGCCCAGAGTTTCGGCAGGCCTCGTTGCACGGCTGGTTTAGCGTTAGCTCCTTTTTGTTGGACTCCAATCAACCGTGCAGGTTACATCCATTTGAGGACTTCCGGGGAGAGGATTTGCCCAATTAACTACTATAGAATCACCGTCTTTCGAATGCCATACCGTGTGTATTAATCCACCTGGACGGTTATCGTCAGAGTTCTCCACGGGTTGTCCGTCGGCCTTAACCATTGCTTGCCCGAAAGGTGGGCATTGTTCGCGTGGGATGATCAGTGTGATCTGGACTAGTTTTTTTTGCTCGTTTAGTAGAAAATAGACCGTGCTATCAAAGTAAGAGGATAATGATAACTTCCAGTCAGCGACCGAACTCGGATGATCGGGAGTCTGTCCAGTTGGGCTGATTATCGTTGGCCCCTGGTACTTTGCCTTCTCTTGGTTTGTTGTAGTCTGCAGAGACAGTTTCTGAGATCGAGCAGCACTTTGGAGTGTGTCCTCGCTCATATTCCAACGAGTAAATTCCCAGTTCGCACGAGCTGCAAAGGAAATTGCGAGAAAAAATATTGCTACTAGCGCGCTGATCCGCCGCATATGTCCATCTCCGCTGCATTCGGCGAGCTAACCTGAGGTAAGCTGGCCATTTTTCTTCCTCGCGTAAATCCCATCGACAACCTGGGCCGCCCTTGCACGGAGCAGTTCGGTTGCTAAACCATAACGAAGAGTGGGTGGTTGAGTGGAACAAATTTCGGTGAGCACAGCTCGAGTATTTCAAAAAGGTGTTCTAGGATTGAAAAACCAACAGGTTAGGTGGAGTAAAATCAGCTGTATATATCCACGAGCGGGGTAGGACGATTCGGTTCTCCACGGCGATACACAGGACTTTAGAATAGCTCCCTACTATCCCAAAGTCGGGGAGTAAGTGACTAATAACAATCTGGTGCTGCAGTTTCTTCTATTAAGGAAAAAGAATGAGCGGGAGCTGGCCTTACATCACGACGTATGGGCCGGATCCGCCCGTTCCGGACTGGCTGCGGGGTGTGTCGCGGGCGGTGCTGGAGCAGTGGCTCGCGCAGGCGCGGGGCGCGCTGGTGAGCCTGACGACGGGGACGCAGGCGGTGCGGGTTTCCTATAGCGAAGGCGGTGGGAGCCGGCAGGTGGAATATACCCGTGCGAATATCGGGGATCTTCGGGCCATGATTCGCGAGCTCTCGAGCGCTCTTGGGCATTCCCGGCGGCGGGCGATCGGGGTGCGGTTTCCGTGAGTGCTGCGCGGGTGAGGATCGGGCGCGTGCGGCCGAAGGCGGCGCTGGAGGGACCGGCAGGCGATTTCTTCGCCTATGACGCGGCGAATCTCTATGGCCAGGAAATGTCCGCCTGGTTGCCGTGGTTGCGGAGCCCGGATACCGAGATCGACTTTACGCGCGATCGGGTCGTCGCCCGAACGCGTGACCTGGTACGCAACGACGGCTGGGCGACGGGCGCGGTCGGCCGCACGCTCGACAACACCATCGGCGCCGAGCTGCGGTTGCGGGCGATGCCGGACCATCTCGCGCTTTCGCGCGTGGCGCCGGCGATGGACGCGACCTGGGCGGATGAGTTCGCGGCCGCGGCCGAAGCGGAGTGGCGGCTCTGGGCCCATGATCTCGGCGGTGCCTGCGACACGGCGCGCACCCTGACCTTTCCGCGCATGGCACGGCTTGCCTTGCGGCATGCGCTGATCGATGGCGAGGCGCTCGCCGTGCTGGGCTGGGAGCCGGAACGCGTGGGTGCCGGGGCGCATTATGCGACCTCGGTGCAGGTTGTCGATCCGGACCGGCTGAGCAATCCCGACGAGATGGTCGATACAGAGCACCGCCGCGGTGGGGTGGAGATCGACGAGGCGGGCGCGCCGCTCGGCTATTGGATCCGGCGGGCGCATCAGAACGATTGGTATGACGCGGCCGAAAGCATGGTCTGGGATTTCGCGCCGCGGACGACACTCTGGGGCCGGCCGGTGACGGTGCATTATTTCGATCCGGACCGGGCCGGGCAGCATCGCGGCGTCGGCGTTCTGGTGCCGGTGCTGGCGCGGTTGAAGATGCTTGGGCGCTATGACGCGGTCGAGCTGCAGCAGGCGGTGCTGCAGACGGTCTTCGGCACCTTCGTCGAGAGCCCCTATGACGCCGACCAGGTGCGGATGGCGATGGAGAGCCCGGAGGACCAGCGCGAGCTTTCCTACTACCAGGCGCTGCGGGATGCGTTCCATCAGCAGCGACAGCTCATGCTGGGCGGCGTGCGGATCCCGACGCTGGCACCGGGCGAGAAGATCGCCGCGGTGAGCCCGCAGCATCCGGCGCGGAATTTTACCGACTTCGAGCATGCGATGCTGCGGAATGTCGCGGCGGCGATCGGCGTCTCGGCCGAGCAGGTGACGCAGGATTGGAGCCGCACGAACTATTCGAGCGCGCGGGCGGCGATGCTCGATGCGTGGAAGACGCTCGGCCGCATCCGCGGCAATTTCACGCAAGGCTGGTGCACCCCGATCTATGCGGCCTTCCTCGAGGAGGCGATCGATCGCGGCCGGGTGCCGCTGCCGGCGGACGCGCCGCCCTTCGAGGAATGGCGCACGGCCTATGCGCGCTGCCGCTGGCTCGGCGTCGGGCGGGGCTGGATCGATCCTGTGAAGGAACGGCAGGGTGCGGTGCTCGGGCTGGATGCCGGGTTCTCGACGCTGGATGCGGAATGCTCGGAGATGTCGGGCACCGATTGGCGCGAGATGCTGCATCAGCGGGCGCGGGAAGTCGCGTTGATGAAGTCGCTCGGCCTCAAGCTGCCGGACTGGGCGGCAAGCGATCCGGCGCAAGTGGTGGAACGGAAGCCGCCGCCCGAATGAGCCACGATCGGTTTCCGCATCTGGCGCAGCGGCTTTTCAATGTGCCGCTCGCGATCCGCCCGGAGAAGGCGGAGATCATTGTGGCGGCGTTGGCGGACCGGCTCGGGGTGACACGGCTCCGGCGCGGTGACGGATCGCTGATGGCGCTGGCGCCGATGCTCGCGGCGGCGGACGACGAAGAGGGGCGCGAGGCCGCGAGCGGATATGATCTCGTCGCCGGTGTCGCGGTGATTCCGGTGTGCGGCACGCTCGTCCAAAGGCTCGGCACGCTGCGGCCCTTTTCCGGAATGACCGGCTATGACGGCATCCGGCAGAATTTCCTCGCCGCGCTCGCGGATGGGAAAGCAGGCGCGATCATGCTCGATATCGACAGCCCGGGAGGCGAGGTCGCCGGCTGCTTCGATCTCGCCGACACGATCTGGCGCGCACGGGGATCGAAGCCCGTTTGGGCCGTGGTGAACGAGATGGCGTGCTCCGCGGCCTATGCGCTGGCGAGTGCCACGGATCGCATCACCGTGCCACGCACCGGCGTGGTGGGCTCGGTCGGGGTGATCGCGCTGCATGTCGATCTTTCCAAGGCGCTCGAGGAAGCCGGGATCACGGTGACGCTGATCCAGTACGGCGCGCGGAAGAGCGACGGATCGGAAGTGATTCCGCTCGCGCCCGAGGCTCGGAACCGGTTCCAGACGGATATCGATGCGGTGGGCAAGCTTTTCGTCAACACGGTCGCGCGGAACCGCAAGCTCGATGCCGCGAAAGTCCAGGTGACGGAAGCCGGGACGTTCCTCGGCGCCGCAGGCGTCGCGGCCGGGTTCGCGGATGGGGTGATGGCG